TTGCTGCTAATCCAGTTGCTTTGTATACTAAATCCATACCTTTGTTATTTACACGCTGTCCTTTGTTTGGTGCTATTGCAGTCCATCTAAATAATCCACCTAGACCTACAGCTCCACTATTTTGAGCATGACCTTCAAAAGTTTCAGCAGTAAGTGCTGATACACCAGTAGTTTGATATTCATCACGAGTAACCATAGGAACTTTACCTTCAGCATGTTGAGTAGTGTGGAATAAAAGAGATGGATTCTTTCTATCTACATTAAATTCATATAGATCATTGTATAATAGATTAACAGATAAACTTTGATTTGCTGGAACATCTTTTGCAGTAACACCATTTAATAGTGATTCGGGTGTAAAGTTTTCATTGTTTTGTAAAGCAAATAATACTTTTGAGACTATTCTACCATTACCACCTAATTGTAATGTTAAATCACTAAATGCTGCTTGATCACCAGTCCTTTTTGCTATACGATAATCACTGTATTGGAATACTACTTTTTTATTTTGATTACGATATTGTTCCATAATATCACCATCATAAGTTATACTATCATAAATTAGTTTTACTTCATTTTCATTTATTTGATATTTTACACCAGTATTTAAACCATTTGCTACACACATACGAGCAGATAAATTAGCAGCATTTAATGACGTTACTTCCGGTGTAAATGTTAAATCAATATGTACTTCTTCATCTAACATAAAACACGGTAATTGATTGAATTTAAGGAATGGGAATAAATCAGAAAGATATACAGAATATACTGGAGCATCAGCTATAGTTTGAGCACTATTTCCGTTATTTAACATCCACGGTAAAAGTTGGAATGTTCCAGCACCACCAGCAGCTGGGACTACTGGATTACGTCCTACATTTAATCCTACTTTTTTTGCAGAGTTAGGAGGTTTATCATTAGTATTAGCAGTTCTATCATCATATATAGGTTGATGGTTAATACATCTTTGAGATAAATATTGTTCTCTTTCTTTATTGTCTTCATTACTTACAAAAAGCGATTGATAAGAATGAAAATGTTGATAATCATCAATTTCACATACAGTGTTATTTCCAATTCTTAAAGCTGCAGATTGGATTAAATTACTAATACCAATATTTAATGGATAGTAAGCACGTGTAGTAGTTAATGGTGTGATTGCTAGTGTAATTTTAGAATCACTGTGTAAAAAACCAGCAACCCTTTGAAGAGTAAATCTTACTCTGTTTTGATTGAAAGTTACTGGATCAATTACATCGGTGTGGAGCATTTGTCCATAAGAAGAAGGAATAGCTCCAATTTTAATGAGATCGGGAATAGAATCGGGAGATACATCTGCTTTTTCAACAATATCAGTCATATTATAATTATATATAATATAAAAAAACTTAAAAAAATTTATTTTAAAAAAATTAATTACATAGAAAAAACCATTATGAGATTACTTGAACACCCATTCCAGCATCCCACGCTACAGTTACTTTAGATTTAATAAATAGGTATGCAGATATTGGATTTCCATCATCTAATCCATTTTTCATTTGGATACTAAATTGAGAATTAGTAAAATCTACACCTTCACTATCTAACATATCATATAATACACCAACACCATAAACAGCACCAGTATCGGGCATATATCTGTATCCAGTAGTAGTATTTTGATTACCCGTGAAGTTACGATTTGTTGTAAGAGGACCAGCAGTAGTTCTTGTGTGGTGTTTTTCGGGTATTATAGAAGATAAGAAACCTTTAATAACTTGTGAATCAACAACAACTGTTTCATTACTATTTGGTTTATAAACACTATCAACTTCAAAAGCAGATGGAAAGCGTTCACCATTTCTTAAAAACGATATAGTTTCTAAATTAGCAATACCACCTTCTCCAGTTCCAACAGCATTAGGTTTTTTAGTAGGCATATAAGTTAAAAATCCATCTTGTGCTAAATTATTTACAAATGAAGAAGGTACAAAATTAACAAATGCTCCTAATACTTTAGATAATCCTAAATTGTAATTAATTATAGAATTAGTAGTTTCTAATGTTGCAAAATATGATGTAATGGAATTAAAATTAAATACACCTTGATTTGGTGTTTCTACTCCATATGTTACTTCACACGAAAGCTCTAAATTAGATAATTCATAAAAAGCATTATTGATATTTGTAGTTACAGCATCACTTGAATAGAAAAATTGACTATCCGGTGCTAAATGAATTTCTAATTCTAAAGGTAATTTTGATAATGGTATACTTGAAGCACCTAGGGTTAATCCACTAGGTATGGGAATAGAAAAACTTGATTCTCTTGTATTTCTAATTACACTATCACGATATGCTTGATAATTGGGATATATTAAAGCAGTTTGACCTAGATGCCCGTTTACATCTTGCATTCCAGCCATTACTGGAAGATATGAAGACATAAAACGTCCATAATGTCTTATATGTTCTACGACTTGTTTTGTTTCTGCGTGGCGAAAAACTACTTGATCTATACATCCATAAATACCTAATTTATGAGAACCCATTAATTCAGAAGCAGCTGCATCAGTTGGATGAAGAGTTCCAGCAGCATCACGCCATATATTTAAATCACCATTAAGGCGAATAGAATTTAAATCTAATATAGCATCTTGACGACCTAGAGTTACTGTGAGGATTGGATTACCACGAGCAAATGATACTTTTCCACTAGAGGGGACATTGTTTGGTTGAATAGAAAGATATTTTTTAGAAACACTCATTTATACTATTATAAATATAATAATTTAAATTAAAAAAAATAAAAATTACATAGAAAAAACCAAAAGTTATACTTCGTAAATATTTTACTTCCGCTTAAAGAGTTACTACAACACTATCACCTTTAATACTAATTCTTCTTAAATGGAACATAAAGCAATTTAAGAGTTTATTATGTTTAGGTGGTCTATCTGTTCCATCTACAGCTTTTTCATTGTATAACAGTTGTAATTGATTTGATTTATTGTTAAGATTTGCTACACCATCATTAAGAGCATAAGCACGACCAATACAAAAGTTTCTATTATAATCAGTAAATGATCTTGGGACAATTCCAGCTTGTTTTAATGCTTTCTCTAATTCAATTAGAGGCTGGGCTGCAATACTTACACCTTTATTAATTTTTGATACTACTATTGGTCTACTGGGGACTAATTTATCATCTATAACCATTTGATATGATGTTAATTCATCTATTATACCTACTTGACCACTTCTAATACTGTATAGATGACCATCCATATCAGCTGTTCTTTCTTCTTCATAGCAGTTCTCTAAACCAGCAATTAAATCAGCACTATCTAATACTTTAGCATCTGTAGGGACACATATCATAGATTTAGCACGTGTATTAGATACTTGAAGATTTACTGTAGCATTTCTATTAGTTGATAGTAATGAATGTTTGTAATTAGTTACACTTGGAATATCTATTTCAATACTACCTCCATCTTTCATTTTCTTCATCATACCAGCTTCATATCTTGGATCTACACCTACTTGTTGAACTACTAATTCTACATTAGAAAATTCTACTGTTGCTGGATAAGATGTTTTCTTATTAATTAATACAGTTGTATTATCATCATTTTGTGTTCTAAATCTATCTATTGTTGCTGAGAAAAGAATAAAGTTATTGCTTGTTGCTTGTACACCATCACCAGTATCACTATTTTGGAATTCTTCTAATGTTAATTTAACATATCCACCATCCATTTCTATATTAGTAATTTTTGGATATGCTTGACCACCTTCACTAGTTGTAGTTAATGCACATTCATTATGTGGGTCAGTTTTAGAGCATATGCCGACGAGTTCACCTTTCACAAAAGGACAATTTTCAACACTTATCATATTATTTTGTTTACCTAAAAAGATTTCAGTTACATTACCAGCATTATTAATAGCGAGTGCGTTACCACCAGCATTAACACCGTGGAATACTGGATTTTGTTGCATTCTGCGATTACGATTTACACTATCTAATTGTTTAATAAATCTTGCTGGGTCTTCAATATCTACTTCAATAAATAAACCATTTGTCATCATAACTGGGAAGATTTTACCACCACCATCAGCAAAAAGACCGGAATGTATAGGAAGTGAAAGTTTAGCAGTAAGGAAATCTTCAGCAGTTCCCCAATCACGTCCAGCTGGAACAGTTCCAACGGGTTTATAATAAGGATTAGTTCTTGTATCAATATTATTACTTTCACTTGTTCCTAGCGTTCCACGATTTTCAACATTAGTTACTAATGTACCTTCTTTTAATGCTCTCATTTTTCTCATGCTTTCATCTTGATCATAAGAATATTGTAATTGAACTTTAGCATTGTATTCTGTAATTTCTTCTAGTAAAACAGAGCGATTACCACTGTATATTCTAATATTTTTAACTACAGATTGACCCCCGATGAAAGGGTCTAAATGAAGACGTGTGGGGGCTTCACCAGCGGGTATTGCTAATTTAACATCAAATTGTAAATAAGAATTTTTACCATCCATAAACTTAACACTTGGAGGAATTTCAAAATCTACTCTGCGTCCACTTTGTCCAGCAGTTCCGCTGTAAGAGCGTCCATTTGTTGAAGTAATGGATACTTGAGTTTGTGAAACTTTAATTTTTTCATCATTTGTCCAATAAGAACTCATTTATACTATATTATAGATAAATAAATTACAAAAATTAAATTTAAAAAAAAATAAAAAAAACCAAAGGTATTTTAATAATTTATTCACTTCTTGCTGTAACAGTTTCTTGTTCTTGTGCAACTACTTCACCACGTCTTTGACTTATTACATCTTGTTTAACTTCTTTTTTCTTTACATCTGCTGCTTTAACATCACCATATCCTTCTGTTATAGCACTAGCAATACTTATACCAGCACCTAATGCTTCTAAAGCTCCACCAGCCAACCACCCAACGCCGGGGACTGCTAAACCAAAAGCACCAGCAACTTCTAATGATGACCCAATAATATTACCTATATTACCTATTCTTTGAGCATTATTACTTCCAAATGTATCAGCATTTAATCCACCAGTACTAAATCTTTGTATATCATCATATATATCTAAAGCACCACCAGCACCAGCTATAGCTGCTTTACCTACTGTTTTAAGACCAACTTTTGCTCCTATTTTTGCTGCTGCTTTTTCTTCTAATTCTTTTCTTGCGGCTGCTGAACCACCTTCTAATGCTGTTTTAGTTACTTCTGCTGCTTCTGCTCCTCTATCTGCTGCTTCTGCTGCTGCTCTTTCTTCTGCTGACATAGCAGATCTTTCTGCTGCTTTTTCTGTTGCTTGTCTTTCTGCTTGTGTAGTTACTTCTCTTCCAGCTCTTTCTAAACCGGGTCTTGCTCCTCTTTCTTCTGCTGTAAATACTTCACCGGGTCTTAATATTCCTTCTGTTGGGGCTGCAATACCTACTAATCCTCTACCCGCTACTTGTGCCGGAGTTCTACCTAATACTTCTCCAGCACCTCTAACAAATGCTCCTACTGGTGCTACTTCATCTGCTGAACCAGCTATTCTTGCTGCTCCTTCTAATGATTCATCTACAGCTGTAGATGCTGCTGCTCCTCTTGGCACTAAACGCTGGACATCTTCAGCACTAGTTATTGCTTCACCACTTTCTCTTGCTGCTTCTTCTTTTGCTAATCTCTCTGCAATTGTAGTAGGTTTTTCAATTGTGCCTAATGCTGTTTTTGCTGCTTTTCCACCAGTTACTTTTGCTACACCTAATTGTGCTAGTTTTCCACCAGCAGTTCCAGCACTTATAATATCATTTTGTACTGTTCCTTTTAAATCTTCATCTTGTGCTACTAAAGCATTATCTAATTGTTCTGCTAATGATTTATTAAATTCATAAGTTTGTCTATTTAAATCTCTTGCTAATTGTGTATGAGCATTAGCTTGTGAGATTGAAGCTCCGCCTCCATATAAATCCATATTATATTATATCATATGTTTTTTTTATTTTATAGATAATTTAAAATAATTTTTTCTCTCCTTCAGCAATTGGTGTTTCAAATCTAATATATGCTGTTGCTGGGTTGGTTTGCAAATCTAAATATAAAAATGAATATGGAGCATCTTCAATTGCTTTCTTGTATAACTCCATAAATATACCGGGGAATAAATCTCCATATTCTTCATTTAATTTTTCTAATTCTTTATTGTTTTGTTGCTTCATAATAATTACATCAGTTGCATTATTTCTAATTAAACCACTAACAGCACGAAAACTTTGAGTTGTAAATGCTAATAAACCAATTCCATAATGTCTAAATCTTGTTGCTAAAAATGATACAGCATTTGTTTTTTTAAAATCTTTTGTTAATATATCATCTAATACTAATGCTATAGTAGGTCTTTCATCTTCATCATATTCTTTTTGTGATTCTATAATTGATGTAATCATTTCATCATTATAATGATCTTCACATTCAAAATATTTATTCATTAATTTTCCTTTTGGGTCTGCATTTAATGTATTACTAATAATTTTAACAACATCAAATTTATCTTTGTACATATCGGGATTACATAATAAATTAACTAATAAATTACTTTTACCTTGTTTAACACTTCCAACAATTAAAAGTAATGATGGTGGTTGAGGTAGGTGTGGATGAATATCAGCAAATTTTTCATTTGGTTCGGGGTCTTTTACTTTATATACTTTAGGTGGTGCTTTCTTTTTTTTATTACTTTGTTTATTACTTTGTTTAT